ATGAAGCTTATCATTCCAAAAGAGTTGCAGTTTATTGCAGAGCGTGTGATTAACTCAAACTTGCGTTCAGCAACGGCGGATAACGACGCAAACGCTATCAAGAACATGGGTATGCTGCCTGAAGGTGCAGTTGTAAACCACTTCTTGACAGACACGGATGCGTTCTTCATCAAGACCGATGCACCAAACGGTTTCAAATACTTCAACCGTTCTCCAATCAAGACTGCAATGGAAGGTGACTTTGACACCGGCAACATGCGGTTTAAGGCCCGTGAGCGTTACAGCTTTGGTGTTTCCGATTGGCGTTGTGTGTTTGGAACACCGGGCGCAGCATAATAACCTCTTTTCCCGTAGAGGTTTCAAAGGGCGGCTTCACAGTCGCCCTTTTTTATTGTATGGTTGTTTTATCCTGACAGCCCACAGGGGGCTGACATTAGCCAAGACAGGAGAAACAAATGGCTACAACTACTTTTTCGGGCTCCGTCCGTTCAAAAGCAGGTTTTAAAGTAATTAACGAGGGCTCCGGCACTGGTGCGATTACAGAAACAGGCTTTTCTGTAAATTCAACAGGTCAGTTGATTTCTTTAGGAACAAGAAAAATCCAAACTTTTGTAGGATCACTAGCAGGCACAGACACCAGTTCAGCGTATGCCGACGGTGATGTTCTTGTTGAGTTGGGAACTCTTAACACAGATCACCCAGATGCATTGGTAACAGCGTCAAAGTTTTTCATTCACAAAGCTGTGATTGGTATCACCACCGCTGCTGGCCAAACTTTGGTCGGATCTTTGCAGTTGAGTGCTACGAGTGGCACCGCAACTAACGCAGCGGTTTCGTCTGGCACAGAGATTGTTGGAGCAGGTGTAGCAGCCTTTTCACCAACATTGTCTGCTGCGTTATCCGTGACTGAGATTGATATTAATTTCAATAACACAGCCGGTAATTATCATGTGTTTGAGCCAAATGTTACTGCTCCGATTGCAAGTAAGCATTTGTACGCTGCGGCCACAACCACGCTAAACGCAGACGCAACAGCAGGCAGATTTACGGTTGAACTAGAATACTCAGTATTCTAAGGAGGCTGAAATGGCAGGATCAGACGTAAAAGCCGTGACTATCACAGCGGATACTGTTGCAGCAGACGATGACGGTATTTCGGCTAACGCTTCTGTGGGAAACAATGCGGCTCTAACCATAGGCGGGGCTTTGGCAGACAGTGGCTCTGTAACTCTTTCTCATGCGAGAAAGATTACAGTTACCTCTGCCGGTGATGATAGTAGTAAGGCGTTCACTATCGTTGGCACAGATGTAAATGGGGATTCTCAAACAGAGACCCTTACAGGTGCTAATGCCGGTGTTGCTACTAGCTCAAATTTCTTTCTTACAATAGCGTCCATAACTGCGGTAGGTAACCCTGCGGGTAACGTGAAAGCGGGTATTAGCGCGGATGCTGCGGATGTTGTTTTTGCAGGGAGAACACGATTAAAAGGTGCTTTTCTATCAAGCACTGCTACAGCAGGAACGATTGACTTTTTGACAAGTTCCCCGTCAGGGACAAGTCAATTTAAGTTACGTTCAATCGCATCTGCTACGGCTACCCGTGACGTAACCATCCCAGAAGACGGCGTTTTGTTTGAGAGTGGATTGTTTATACAGTATACGGTTTCAACATTTTTGTTGATGACGGTATTTCACGCGTAGGTGAAAAATGGCTCCTCGTAAAGCCAAGATGCCAAAAAGAAACAAAAAAAATTTCCGCCCCACAGAAAAAGGGGCGGGAATGACTAAAGCCGGGGTGGCAGCTTACAGACGTGCAAATCCCGGTTCTAAGTTAAAAACGGCTGTTACAGGAAAAGTTAAACCCGGCAGTAAAGATGCAAAAAGACGTAAATCATTTTGTGCCAGATCCGCAGGTCAGATGAAAAAGTTTCCTAAAGCAGCTAAAAACCCTAATAGCAGACTTAGACAAGCTCGTAGAAGATGGAAGTGCTAATGAAAGCCGATGATGTTTTAAAACTTTTGGAAAAGCACGAAGAGGAGTGCAATACTCGGTATGCCCAGATACAAAAACAGCTAGATAGGTTGGATCAAAGACTTTGGGGCATAGCCGGATTAATTGTTGCAGCAGCCGTCGTGCAGAAGGTGTTTTAGATGACCAGTGCAGTAAGAATAGGGGCAGCAGCTTGTCCTATACCAAAACGCGCTTCAAATAGTGCTGTTCGTATGAAAAAAGGGGGGAAGGTGAAAAGTGGTGGTAAGATCTGTCCAGAGGGTAAGGCTTGGGCCAAACGCACATTTGACACATACCCGTCAGCGTATGCAAACTTGGCCGCATCAAAATATTGCAAAGACCCCAACTACGCCAAAAAGTCAAAAGGCGGAAAAAGAAAAGGACGATAAATGTTAACAGGAAGAGCTAAGACTCAGGTCAAAAAGGTGGCTAAGAAGCTACGCAAAGCGTCTAAAGCTCATGCAGGACAAGCACGGACACTATCTAAGTTGGTAAAAAATGGGAAACGGAAAAGATCCTAAAAAGGGGACAGGAAAAAAGCCGCCGGGATCGGGTAGACGTTTGTATACAGATGAAAACCCTAAAGATACTGTTTCTATAAAATTTGCTACACCGGCTGATGCAAGAGCCACTGTTGCTAAAGTTAAAAAAATAAACAAACCTTTTGCTAGAAAAATACAGATACTTACTGTTTTAGAGCAAAGGGCTAAAGTAGCGAAAAAGCCGGAACAGGCTAGAATAGCAAAGGCGGGTAAAGAGGCCATACGCAAGCAGCATAGGAAAACTTGATGGCCAAAGCTAAAAACTGTAAAAATCCTAAAGGTTTCACACAGATAGCTTCTTGCAAGGCTCAAGGTAAGATAAAAAGAACTGGTGGAAAACATAAAGGAAAAAAGGTAAAGTCTAGGAAGTATGGAGGCCGTGCATAATGGGACAGTTAAAGCAATGGCTGAAACAAGACTGGGTAAGGATTGGAACTGATGGTTCTATCAAAGGTCCATGTGGTACTTCAAAAGATAAGAAAAACCCTGATCGTTGCCTGCCTAGATCTAAAGCTAATAGTTTATCCAAGAGTGAACGCGCTACGACAGCACGTAAAAAGAAAAAAGCAGGCGCTAAAGGAAAGACTACGGTCGCTAATACAAAGGCTGCGAAAGTAACGAATTTAAAAAATGGTGGGGCTGTAACTAAGCCCAAAAGACCATTTAGGGGTAAAAACATACCCGGAACTGTTGTGGCGCGAGGATGCGGCGCTGTGATGGCTAATAGAAGAAAACGCACCAAAATTGCATAGGAGCAAGTAATGGCAAAAGAATTTATGACAATGGATGAGTATGCATCTAATCTTGTTGGAAACATAGCCCCACCCGTAAAGAAAAAAGGCATGGCCAAGGGCGGTAAAGTCCAGAAAATGGCTAAAGGTGGAGCCATGAAGAAGAAGGGCTACGCCAAGGGCGGTAAAGTCCAGAAGATGGCCAACGGCGGCATGATGAAGAAAAAAGGCATGGCTAAAGGTGGCAAGGTTCAGAAGATGGCCGGTGGCGGCATGATGAAGAAGAAGGGTATGGCCAAGGGCGGCAAGGTATAAGACCTTGTCCTATCTTCAAAGTAATATTCCGCACTTCAAGTGTTGGGTGCGGAGAGAATATACGTGTAACCACTCTAATTATCATGGCGAGTTTCTTCACGCTATGGCGATTGCGGTTACTACGATGCCCAGCCGGTGTTTAAGTTTTCAGATGATATTCACCGGCTGCGAGACCGATGGCACGGATCAGCAGAACGTGCACGGGGGAGCGATGTGGGCCAGAATGCCCATAACTGCGCTTGTTGGAGACACGCCTTTTGAAGAATGGCCAGAACCTATGCCTGTCCATTTGGCGCAACCTTGGGACTGTATGTCCCATACACACGCAGTTTATCGTTTAGATCGCGCTCATCCGTGCCCTTGGATTGCTAAAATAGGGCCTGAGTTTTATCCGGCAAAATACTATTTTACGGTAGATTATACGGAGAGCGAGATCGCTGATGACCCGGCGCAGCATAAGCAAAGTCACGTGTTAGAGCTTTTAGATGCTGGGCCGTATACAGGTAATATCGTTGCATTGCCTAACAATCGTGTCCGAGTCACACACCCTGCGTGGTTTGAAACTGGACAAGGTGCACCTGATTTCTTACCGTCTCAGCATATACACTATTCAAAATCAGATTTAGACTATACAATGGACGTAAATCAGATATTTGACAATCTATATGCGAAAGATAAGTAATGGCTGTTTCTGGAAGCGTAAACTTTGAATTAGACGTATCAGATTATGTGGAAGAAGCTTTTGAGCGTTGCGGCTTAGAGGTTAAAACAGGATATGATCTTGTAACTGCCAGACGATCCTTAAATATAATGTTAGCGGAGTGGGCTAACCGTGGTCTCAACCAGTGGACAATCACACAACGCACACAAGCTTTGACTTCTGGGACAAGAACGTATGCTTTATCAGCAGATGTAATTGATATACTAAGCGCTGTCGTGACCCGGAGTAGCACTGACTTTTCTTTAACAAGGGTCAGTCGTGATGATGATCTAAACATCCCAAACAAAGCCACCACTGGTAGACCCACGCAGTTTTTCTTGGATAGACAAGTAACACCAAGTCTACGTTTATGGCCGACCCCAGAAAACAGCACGGATGTTGTTGTTTACAACGCTTTGACACGTATAGATGATGCAGACACAGCTATAAATACGTTAGATGTACCTTTTAGGTTTTATCCGTGTCTGGCTGCCGGTTTAGCTTACTATTTATCCATTAAAAGAGCTCCTAATCGAACTCAAATGCTTAAAGCCATGTACGAAGAAGAGTTTGAAAGAGCTATGGGTGAGGATAGAGACCGGTCTAGCTTTACGGTAACACCAGAGTACGCATACTTTAGGACAAATTAATGCCTAGATACGCCACAGGAAAGTATGCCAAGGCCATATCAGACCGTTCTGGCTTGGAATATCGCTATAAAGACATGCGAAAAGAATGGAATGGTGCTCTCGTAGGTAAAGATGAGTTTGAAAGAAAACACCCACAATTAGGACCCTTTCGCAAGATACATGATCCTCAAACTTTAAAAGAGGCTCGACCTAACAATAATAAAATACCTGTTACTGTTAAGTTTCCGGTTTTTAGTACTGTAACCTTACAATATCAATTAGTGCCTCAAGCAGAGGCTTTGTTAGGTAAGGTTACATTTGGCGGAGATGTCGTTACACCCACGGATGCAACCTCTACAGGAGTTTCTGGAACGGGTTCTATAGGCACTGTAACCGTTACTGGGACAGGAACCGGTGTGAATGCAACCTTTACTGTGACCGTTGTAAGTACGGGTTATGGTAATAAGTATTATATAGATGGAGTACAACAGGCCACTGTCAATCTATCTGAAGGAAGCACTTATCGCTTTGATCAGTCTGATAGCAGTAATTCTGGTCATCCACTTAGATTTTCTACAACTTCTAACGGAACACACGGCGGAGGCTCTGAGTACACTACGGGTGTAACTACAAATGGAACAGCGGGTTCTTCAGGCGCTTACACCCAAATCACAGTTGCCGTAGGAGCCCCAACCTTGTATTACTATTGCACAAACCATAGCGGTATGGGTGGACAGGCGAACACACCATGAGTTTTACATACAGCACATTAAAGTCTGCAATTAAAGACTACACGGAGAACCAAGAGTCTACTTTTGTTTCTCATCTAGTGGATTTTGTAAAAACCGCAGAAGAACGAATATTTAAGAGCGTAGACTTAGAGTTCTTCCGCAAAAATGCGACTGGAACCACAACGGCAGGTAATCAATTTTTAGCTGTACCAGATGATTACATAGCGTCTTTTAGTTTATCTCTAGAGAGTTCTAGTAATAAAAACTTTTTGTTAATTAAAGATGTAAACTTTTTACAAGAGTATAATCCAAATTCCGCCACTACAGGTCTTCCAAAATATTATGGCGTATATGACTTCCAAAACTTTTTATTAGCACCCACTCCGGATGCAGCTTACACGGCAGAACTTCATTATTACTACAGGCCAACGAGTTTAACTCAAAGTCAGTTTTTATTGACTGTTAGTAGTGTAACCGGGACTTTTGTTGACGGAGAAACAATAACCGGCGGAACTAGCGGTGCGAACACTACGATAGCTAGTGTCGCTACGACTACAACTTTTAATATAATTATACCAAGCACTGACTTCACAGTTGGCGAAACGGTTACAGGAGGCACTAGCGGGGCTACGGGAACGGTAGTTTCTACTTCGGCAGACTCTACCACAACCTTTTTAAGTGTTAATGCCCCTAACGCTTTACTATATGGCAGTTTGATTGAAGCTTACACTTACATGAAGGGTGAACCTGACGTTATGAAAATGTACAGTGAGCGCTTCGTAGAGTCTTTAGTTAGATTGAAGGATCTTGGGGAAGCAAGAGAGAATGACGACGCAAACAGACAGGGGCTACCAAGAAGGGCCCGTACATGAAAATTGCCATCGTTGGCTTGGGAGGCAGTTATGCCGACTACATAGCCGCAAGAGTTGCCTCGCAAACATTTGATGAAGTTTGGGGTATAAACTGCATTGGCGCGATAATTCACGTTGATAAGACGTTTATGATGGACCCAGTTTCGCGCTTTTTAGATACAGAAAACGCTGGATCTCAAACAGGTGTGGCGCGAGAGTTTTTATTAAAAAACGAAAAGCCTATATATTCTTGTCAAGAGCACAGTGATTTCCCTTGCATAAAAGCATACCCTCTTGAAAAAGTTGTAAAATCAACAGGTTACTGTTATTTTAATAATACGGTTGCTTATGCAATAGCCTATGCTATTTGGAAAAAAACAACAAAAATATGTTTATACGGCATTGATTTTACATATAAAAATGTAAACATGGCCGAGTCGGGTCGAGCTTGCGTAGAATTTTGGTGTGCTATCGCCGCAACAAAAGGCATAAAACTAGAGATAGCTCATCGTTCTGGGTTGCTAGATACGAATGTCCCAGATAACGAGAAACTGTATGGATATCATAGATTAGAGGACCCCTTAGTCCAAACCGTTCAAGAGGGAAATATATTGATAACAAGGCAGTCTGAAATACAACCACCAGAACCCGTGGAGTCAGACCCTGTAATTTTTGGGAGACATGATAATGTTTGAGGTAAACGTCGCATCTGTAGGGTCGGTTAATGTTGTTTCATCAGATAATGGTGGATTGTCTAACGATCAGATTGCTGATATGGCCGCTAACAAAATTATATACATATCAGATGAGGCTCCGGAACCTATCAGGTTACAAGCGGAAGCTTTTAAAGACAGGGTTAGAAATTTAGTGCAATATTATGTAGAGTTGGCTAGAAAGGAAGAACGTGCTACAATTTGCGCGAAGGTCCGTGAGGCGGGTCAACATCAATTAGCTGACGCTATAGGGAGACTGTAATGGCAATAGCACAAGCAATGTGTACCGCATTCAAGCAAGAGTTGATGTTGGGTACGCATAATTTTGCAACAAATGGCAACGCTTTTAAGCTTGCTTTATATGCAGAAAGCAGCGGTGGAAAGTCTAGCACTACTGCCACTTTGGGGGCGACAACCACGGCATTTACCACAACAGGTGAGGTAGCTTCTAGTGGAACATATGCTACAGGTGGCGGTACACTTACAAAAGTTGCGCCAACTACATCTGGAACCACAGCATTTACTGATTTTGCAGATTTAAGTTTTACCACAGCTACAATCACTGCAATGGGTGCCCTAATATACAACAGCACTAACAGCAACAAAGCTGTAGCTGTTCTGGATTTTACATCTAATAAGACCTCAACTTCTGGCACATTTACCATTCAGTTTCCAACAGCCGATGCGAGTAATGCTATTATCCGCATAGCTTAATGGAGTGAAACAGTGAGCAGCATATCGGGATGGGGTAGAGGCACTTGGGGTCAAGGTGCTTGGAACCAAAACCTCCCAGTTGTTGTCACAGGTGTTTCAGCTACAGGCACTGCCGGAGCAGTAACTCCAGCAGGAACGGTGCTTCATGTGCCTACGGGTGTTTCGGCCACGGGAGCCGTAGGAAGCCCAACCCTGATAGGTGCTGCACTTTTCTCAGTTACAGGAGTTTCAGGCACTTCTGCCCTCGGTGATGAGCAAACCAACGCGGGGGCAAGGGTTATTGGCGTTGGTGCGGTAGCAACCGCAAGTTTAGGTGAAGAGGGTATTACAGGTTCTTCTCTTTTGTCCCTTACAGGGGTTGAGGGGACGGGAACGGCAGATACTGGCACAATCGCTCCTATACAATCTATAGGGTTTTTCTTAACAGGGGTTACAGCGACCGCAAATACTGATATAGTCCTCATCTATACAGAGATTATAGCTAGTCAAACGCCAAATTGGAGTAATGTGACTGGAACTACAACAACATGGGGTGATGTAACGCCGTCACAGACACCCTCTTGGACAAATAGAGCGGCGTAGGAGTGACATATGGCAAGTTCGTTTAGCACAAACCTTGGCATAGAAAAACCAAACACGGGTGAATTATCAGGCACTTGGGGGGATGTCACTAACTTTAACTTTGATATATTTGATAGAGTTATAGGTGCATCCGACCTTACTGCGTCAGATCTTACTACAGATCTTACCATAAGGTTAGGCTCTCCTACATCTGGCTCTACTAATGTTCAGACAGGTATGTTTGCCGTTATAAACCTTAAAGACAGTGGTTCTGATTTAGGCGGTACAAATGTTGTGACTATTGCGCCAAACACATCTAGTAAATTTTTCATAATTAAAAATTCTTTGTCTGGTAGTAGGGCAGCTACTATACAACAAGGCTCAGGAGCTACAGTGACTATACCAAACGGAAATACAGATATTGTATTTTGTGATGGTAATGGTTCAACTGCTGCTGTAACAGGAGTAGGGGCTTCTATAAATCTTGCGGACAATAGTGAAGTAGCTGGTCAGGCTACTGCTTTAGCCATAGCTTTAGGATAGGAGTTAAAAATGGCAAATGACGCTCAAGTAACAATGCAAGTGACAGTTTTGCCAGATGAGATTGCCAAAACCTTTTCGGCAAGTATGACTGTTACTCCTGCGGATGATAGTGAAAAGTGGTATTACAAAAAGACCAGTGTTTCTAATACAGGCTCAGAAGATTTGATAGAAGGTCATTATATAGATTATACCGCCATCGATAACGATACTGCACCCGGAACTGTCCACGATGATGATGAGGTAAAATTTTTATTCATCAAAAACATAGACACCAATAGTAGGAGTATAACTATTTGCTTTGACGGAGGCACGGCGGCCTCTGATTTAGTGGATGCTGTAACAATAGGACCAAATGAGTCTTTTGCTGCTAGATTGCCAAATACAACTGTAAGTAATTTACATTGCAAATCGTCCGCATCAACTGCTGAGTGTATCGTATGTGCTTTACTACATGATGTAGTAGTATAGGAGTAGAACATGGCTAATACCTTTAAAAATAAGGTGTTTAACGGTGGGAGCGCCAATGCCAATTCAGACATGGCTGTTTACACCGTGCCAAGTTCTACCACTACTGTTGTAATTGGTTTGACTTTGGCAAACACCTCTTCTTCTCAAATTACCGCAGACATAAAGCTAAATGCTGGAGATATGGTGTTTTTAGCTAAAGACATTCCAATACCTTCCTCAGCCAGCTTTGAATACATGGCGGGTAATAAAATTGTTATGGAGACTGGTCACAGTCTGATCGTACAAAGCGACACGGCAAATAGTTTAGATACTGTAGCGAGTATTATGGAGATCACCTAATGCCTTACATTGGTAATCAGCCAGCGGATCGTTTTGGTTCTCTCGCTTATCAAGATTTAACTGGTGTAACAGGTAGTCCTGTAAAGCGTGGTTTTACTTTAAATCAAGCCGTTGCGAATGAAATGGAGCTTGAGGTTTTTGTCAATAATGTCAGGCAAGAACCTACAGTTGCTTATACGGTTAGTGGCACTGCTTTAACTATGACAGGCGATGTAGAGACTACAGATGATTTTTATGTAGTCTTCCAAGGTAAAGCTATTGGCACTGTAACACATCCCTCTAACACCCCTATAGTGGCTACTACTGGTACGTTTAGTGGCAATGTAACAACTACAGGCGACTTTACAACTACAGGCGACTTTACAACTACTGGTAAGGAATATTTTCGCGCAGACCTTACGTCAAGCCAAACAGGCATAGCAGATTCGGCAGAAGCCACTGTAGATTTTAATAGCAATGGCGCTGTTGCTTACGATACAAAGTCTAAGTTTGATGCAACAAACAACGCATACGAATTTGCTAGCAACGGTGGGGTTTATTTGATTAGCTTTGCGTGTTGTATATGTTCTGATGCTATAAATACGGAAGTTTTGCAAGATACTGGCGCACAGATTGAAGTGGCAACAGATGGCTCAACGTATGCTGGGCTTTTTGGTGGTTATTTTAGACCACAAATTGAAGTTACTAATAAGGGTCAAGGTAGTGTTCACATAACAGGAACATATATTTACAAAACAACTACTGCCACAACTAAAATTAGACTTAGGACTATAGCGGATACAGACTCATCGGATACTTATGAAATAAGACCCGGACATGATAATATGCACAGTCTTACTTTTACAGCTACAAATGGCAGAGGTACATATTTGAATGTAGTGAGGATAGCGTAATGGCACTTTCTAAAATACAATCTGAAAGCATTAATCTTGCTGATACCTTTGCATTCACTGGCACGGTGACAGGTGCTGGCTCTGAAGGGCTTGTACATTTAGAAACGCAAGAAACATCTACAGCAGTTGCAAACATAAAGTTCGGTCCAGATGTTTTTAATACGACTTATGACAGGTATCGAGTTTTTGCTAGGATGTATCCAGCAAATGATAATGTATATGCTAATTTTTTATTCTTAAATAACTCTGAAGATTTTATCACAGGTACAAATTACTATTATTACAATATCAATAATGGAGGCACCGCAAATTCTGCTATTGGGTATGTAAGTGGACGTGTTGGTGCCGTGAGTGTCGTTGAAAGTGGAATCTTCTTTAGTGCGAATATTTGGTTGCCGCACGTTGGCTCAACTAACTATCAATCTATGCATTTTTCACAAGCACACAGAGTTAACGCTAGTCAAATCATAGCAACTGATGCAAGCGCAAATCATCTACGATATGATCAAGTTTCAACTCAACCAGAGGGGATAGTATATTACTTTTCTAGCGGCAATATTGCTAAAGCACTAATAAGTGTCTTTGCTGTTACAGGGGGATAAGCCATGACTAGATATAGTTTAGTAAAAGGTAAAAAAGTCCCCTTTACCAAAGAGCAAGAAGCTGCAAGAGATGCAGAAGAAAAGGCGTGGGCAGATGGTCAGGCAGCTCGTGATTTAAAAGAATTACGGGAAGAGCGAAATCGTCTTTTAGCAGATACAGATTATTTTGGATTGTCTGACTTAACTATGACGGACAATATGAAAAGCTACCGCCAAAAATTGCGTGACATTACTAAAACATACTCATCATTAGACGATGTTAAGTGGCCGGAGAAACCTTAATGCCATACATAGGAAAAAGTCCACAGTTTGGAGTGCGCTCTAGGTTTTACTACACACAATCTAGTGCAGGAGGCACTTCTGTCTCTGGCACAGATGATAATGGTAAAACATTAAAATTCAGTGATGGCGAATTTGTAGATGTTATGCTGAACGGTGTAACACTTGTGGCTGGCACGGATTACAATACAAGCACGACAAATACGATAGCTGGTTTAGCAGCTTTATCGAACGGTGATGTTGTTGAAGTTGTAGTATACGACACGTTTAGCGTATCGGATACTGTATCTGCAAAAGATGGCGGCACATTTAGCGGTGCGGTAATAGCTAATGGTGGATTGAGTGTAGGCACAATCAAAGAAGTTACCGGCACGACTACAGCCATGACTATCGACAGCAGTGGTCGGATACTGACACCTGCTAGGCCAGCATTTTCAGGCATTCATATAAACGCTGGGGGTAATACTGGACTGACTGGTACGATTATAATGAATACCGAAGATTTCGACATTGGTGGTAATTATAACAATACCACTGGCATATACACAGTGCCTGTGACTGGAATATACAGATACTCATTTTCTGGTCTTGCTTGTAATTCTACTGGTTTTCCTATTACTGGACAGCACACAGTTGGATTACAAACAGACGCTTCTGGGTCTTTTGTATTTTATCACGGAATGACTGCATATATAATGGAAACAGGTACTTCTGATAACACAGGAAGTTATATGCCGTTGCCTGTTGATGGGTTAATATCAGCAACAGCAGGAAACCAGTTAAAAATACAGACACTAACTAGTAGTACATATATCTTTGCAACAACAACTGCATATCCTGCATATGCTCCTCGTTTTTCTATAGAGTTAGTAGGCTAATAAAATGGCAAATTACAAAAACATAAATATAAGAGTAATTACAGGCGAGTTACAAATTGTGCCAACAGCCGAAACAATACTAAACGCTACTGACTGGACACAGCTACCAGACAGCGGCTTAACAGCAGACTGCGTTGCGGCGTTTGCCACCTATCGTGCAAGCATCCGCACTGTAAGACGAACAAACCCAGCCAACCCAACTTGGCCTGATGCGCCTACAGAGGAGTGGTTATGAGCAGAGCAAGAGATTTTGCAGATTTAGCTGGTAGCGCAAGCGCGGGAGGGATTACAGGCCGTAACATGGTTATTAATGGCGGGATGACCGTTGCACAACGTGGCACAACATTCGCATCAACAGCAAATGTTGCATACACCTTGGATAGGATGCAGTGGTATGATACTGGGGCTGGCGTTGTAGATATTTCACAATCAACCGATACACCTAATGGTAATTTTTACAACTCTTTAAAAATTGATGTTACTACGGCAGACACTTCAGATAATTTAGCTGCTGGTGATTTGTATAATATTATTATTCAGATAGAGGGCTATGATATTGCTCATTTAGGATGGGGGACATCAGACGCAAAAACAGTTACTCTTTCTTTTCATATAAAATCACCAAAAACTGGCACTCATTGTGTGACATTGAGAAATAGTGACCAAACTCGTACTCGTGTTGAGGAGTTTACGGTTAGTGCAGCAGACACTTGGGAAAAGAAAACCATTACCATTCCGGGTGATACTTCTGGAACATGGCAAGCAACTAATAGTGCTGGCATTCAATTAATATTCCCATTAGCAGTAGGGTCAACTTATCATTCAAGTGTGGCCGCTGGTTCTTGGGGTAATGGTGGTAATATTTATGGATCTTCTAATCAGGTAAACTGTATGGATAGTGATGCAAATAATTGGTACATCACTGGCATTCAACTTGAAGCTGGTCAAACAGCCACGCCGTTTGAACACGAGGATTTTGGCACCACGCTAAGGAAGTGTCAGCGGTATTACAATCGTCTTGGATTTATGCGGCATCAATTCTATTCAAGTAGTGTTAATTCAGCAAATCCAGACCTTGTTGATTCTATAACATTCACACCAATGCGTGATGGTCCTACCGCAAATCCATATACAGATGCATCTTATTCGTCCTCTGGAAGCACTAGAAGTTCAAGTACTACATTAAGTCTAGGTTCTATTACAACAACTTCTTTAACTGCCACTATGCAAAATTCTGGTAGTGGTGCAGGTCAGGTAAAAGCACAATATTATCTAGAATTGGTATCGGAGTTATAAAATGGAAATTACATCAGCACAGTATATTGAATTTGATGGTGAAGAAGTCACCACAATCAAAGCAACTATTGATGGCAAAATTTCATTTGTACCTATGTCAAATGGTAATATTCACTACGCCGAAATCCTGCGCCAAGTAAAAGCTGGCGAACTAACAATAAAAGATGCGGATTAACGCATGCCTCTAAGCAAGCTGCAATTTAAACCCGGAATAAATAGAGAAGGTACAAACTACTCTAATGAAGGCGGTTGGTTTGATGGTGATAAAATACGTTTTCGTAACGGATATGCAGAGCGCATAGGTGGCTGGACTCGTGTGTCTAACACGCAAATAACAGGCACCCCTCGTAAGATATTTGATTTTGTAACACTTGCTTCAGAAAACCTTTTATTCATAGGCACTGAGAAAAAAGTTTTTTTAGAGAATGCAGGAACTTTTAATGACATCACGCCTCTTAGAACCACACTTAATCTTGGGACTAACCCGGTAAACACAACAGGCGGGGCAGGTAGCGGGGTGGTGACAATCACTACACAAACTGCACATAACGCTATTACAGGGGACTTTGTAAATCTTGCGTCTCTTACTGCCACTGACGGTATAACCGCAGCACAATTAAATACTGAACACGTAATAACCTCTGTGCCTAGCACCACTACCATTACAATCGACACAGGCGGTTCCGCCTCTTCTGGCAGCACCGCAGGCGGCGGTTCTTCCGGAACGGCTGCTTTTGAAATTAGTGTGGGTCTAAACACTACTATTCTTGGATCAGGTTGGGGTGCAGGAACATGGGGTAGATTTACATGGGGCTCTGCGGCAGGAGCATTAGCCGGTCAAACACTACGTTTATGGGCGGCGGATAATTTTGGCGAAGACTTAATTTTTAATATAGCAGACAGCACCATCTATTATTGGGACGCTACAAATGGCGTAAGCACTAGGGCCGTAGAACTATCTAGTTTAGCAGGAGCCAGTGATGTGCCTGTTAAAACTCGCAAAATACTTGTTTCAGACGTGGATCGTCATTGTATTGCTTTTGGTACAAACCCTGTTGGTAGCGCCGTTCAAGATCCTCTTTTGATAAGATTTTCAAGCCAAGAGTCTGTCGTAGATTGGACACCAACAGCCACCAACACGGCAGGAGATTTAAGGTTATCAAAGGGTAGTGAGATAATTACCGCGGTGCAGACCAGTCGTCAGATATTGGTGTACACCGATCAATCTTTGTATTCGATGCAGTTTACCGGCGCACCGTTTACTTTTGGTATATCTCTGCTTGGTGATAACATACGGATTGCCGGACCCAATACAGCTATTGCTGTAAATGACATAGTCTTCTGGATGGGACAAGAAAACTTTTACGCATATGACGGACGTATACAAACAATACCTTGCAGTGTTCGTGACTTTGTTTTCAATGACATGAACAATCAGCAGTCCTTTAAGTTTCACGCAGGGTCTATAGGTAGTCAAACAGAGATCTGGTGGTTTTACGTATCCTCTGGTGCAACAGAGATAGACCGATATGTGGTATACAATTATGGGCAACAGATCTGGTATTACGGGACACTGGTTCGCACTGCTTGGAATGACCGTGCATCTGGCCTTCGTAGTTTCCCGCAGGCCACTGGCGCTGATTTTTATTTGTATAACCATGAAGACGGGCTAGATGATTTTAGCACTGGCAGCGCTGTTGCAATCAACGCATTTATCGAGTCCTCTGATTTTGACATAGGTGATGGCCATCAGTTCATGTTGATAAGCCGCATTTTGCCTGATCTGAGCTTTAACGGATCAAGTGCATCTAATCCAGCCGCTTTGTTCACCATAAGAAGCCGGGATTTTAGTGGAGACAATTTTACTGAGTCTCCCTCTGACTCTGCGGTTAGAACAGCTACCTCACCGGTAGAGCAATATACGGACAAGCTTGATCTGAGAGCTCGTGGCAGACAAATGTCTTTGCGTGTTGAAAACACCGCAACAGGTGTAAAATGGAGATTAGGCGCACCTAGAATGGATGCGAGAGCAGATGGCAGACGATGACAAAAAAGGTATTACGTCCGATCATACCGACGGCACCGCAAGAGTACGATCCGGTGTATGTCAATCAGCTAGCACGAGCCATAGAGCAGTTGATTGATGAGGTGCGGTCCGCGGACATTAATTTTCAGGGCATACCCGGTAGTGGTTCTGCCAACACCTTGGAAGTAGGTGATTTTTTTATAGGTGAAGCTAATTTTATACAGACGATAGTACAAAATGAGGTGCATTCGGGCAGTGTGGTGGGGACCACGGCCCTCGGAACTGTAACAATAGACACTCCATAGAGTAGACGTAATTTGAAAAACAAGGTAGACTGCGAGGAACCTTATATTAGGGAATTTATAAATGGCACAAGCAACAGCAGAAGTTTTTGAGTTTCCAGCGGGCGGTATCGCCGATTTTTACATGGAAGATCACGAGATTGAGGCTCTAGAACGCGAAGAGGCGAAACAAGAGTTTGGATCTTCTGGTATTGCTACGTTTGAGCCTATTGCTAAACGGATGGCATCTTACGGTCGTTTTGGTGATGACACTGTTGCTCACGTTGAGACCGGCGAGTTGGTTGTTCCAAAAGCCCTGATCGACGATAACCCAAGGTTACGGGACTCTATATTTAGTCATCTGCGTGAGCTTGGAATAGAGGACCCAGAGCGGTATGTGGTTGGTTCTGGCGTAAACTCAATTAACCCTGAAACAGGTATGCCTGAGTTCTTTAATCCTTTTAAGGCGATAAAAAAGGTATTTAGAGGTGTTAAAAAAGCGGCCTCTAAGATAGCTAAAGGCGTAAAGAAAACAGTTAAAAAAGTTGCGAAAGTAATTAAAAAAGTTGCACCTGTTGTTCTACCTATCGCTCTTTCGTTCACCCCACTTGGCGCAATATATGGCGCGGCTCTCGGATCTGGCATAGGCACCTTGATACAGGGGGGCAGTTTAAAGGATGCTCTTAAAAGCGCGGCAATAGCTGGAGCTTCCGGTGCGGTGTTTAAAGGTTTGGGTAATAAGTTTTCCGGCAAAGGCACCTTCATGGAAGGAGTGGCTAAGGAGGCCGCTAATCCTGTAGCACGTTTGTCTGAAACAGCTACTAATTTTGCAAAAGGTGATTTATTTGGCTCATTTAGTGGCGTACCAAAAGACCCATCCCTCGCGGCTGAACAAGCAGCGGCTGATACCGCGGTAGGCACGGCAGATAAGGCAGCACTTACCGCTGAGCAAGCAGCGGCTGATGCGACAAATCTCCAAGGACAATACGCACAGGGTGCGGGCACCACCGCGACTGATGCCGGAACAGCGCTTCAAACGGTTCCGCCGGGGTCTGACGATTTTATAAGAGACCCAAAAATATACGAAGCTTTAACGGGTAAGCTGCCTACCTCACAGAATCTTAGCGTTGGAGATTTTGGCCCCGGATCAGGACCAACTTTTGGCGCAGACGCAGCTTTAGCTGAGTCCTCTAGAAGTCTTGGTCAAGCGGATTCTTTATTAGGTGCAGACGCAGCTTTAGCTGAGTCCTCTCAACTATTAGGCGCACCGCCTTCACCGCCTCCTACAATGTTGGAACGGTTACAAAGCGCTGGCGAAACCGCAGGCGACTATTTGTTCCGTGGGGGAGAAAGCAAAGCAGCTATAGATGCTGCCGCCTCTACCGCAAGGCAAGACGCTATAAAGAAATCCATAGCTGATTCAGTGGCAGGGGGCTTAAGCGCAAAAGATCCCGCAGTTGTTGCCAAGGCACTTAAAGCTGGGGAAGCGGCCGCGGCGGCCGCAGGTCCCGGCCTGCTTGCTACTTTTGGACCAACTGCGGCATTAGCTGGCGCAGGCTTGTATGCGGCAGGCGCTTTTACGCCACAAGAACCAGAAGATGCGGCAACGCTAGAGGAGCTACAGGCTGCTATGGGTCCAACCGGTGAACAACTTTTGGCACAAGACCCAGACAGATACGGTAACCTACAAGGCGGCATAAAATTTGTAGCAGGTCCTGCACCTACTACCGACTATACTCAAGGAATACCTAACAATGTGTTCCTGAATCCGTTTATTCGTCCTGTTCAGCCAGCAGCCAAGGGCGGTGAAATATTCCCTCGTCGTGTAGGTGGTATAATGCCGGATGAGGGCACACCCGGTAAAGACAGCGTCAGAGCCATGTTGATGCCCGGTGAGTTCGTGATGACGACAAAAGCGGTTAAAGGTTTGGGTGACGGAGATAACAACAAAGGCATCAATCGCATGTATGACATGATGAGAAGCCTTGAAGCTAAAGGAAAGGCAATGGCGTAATGGCAACAGAAACCATTATCACCAAAGAGGCTCCCGGTATAGAGGCTCGTAAACTTGGCCTCATGGACTCAGCGAAGGCATTAGCTGATGTCGCGATAGATCTGCCCGACCGTACCGTTGCTCCCATGACCCAAACGCAATTAGATGCGTTAGATTTAGGTAAAGAGGGCATAGGAGCATATCAAAATTATCTTGATGAAGCGGGTTACACGCTTGGAGATGCCGCAGCGGCTCTAGATCCTAACCAAATATCACAGTTTATGAACCCTTACCAAGATGCCATACAAGCTGAAATCGACAGAGCGTATGATATACAAGCTGCACAAGCTGGTCTTGGTGCAGTAGGTCAACCCGGTGGGCCGTCTGCCTTTGGCGGATCACGGGCCGCGATACAGCAGGCCGAAATAGGAAGAAACCGTGCAGCAGCTTTAGCGCAAGCGCAGGCACAAAACTTTTTGCAGGCACAACAAGCGCAAGCGGCACAAGCAGAGGCTTTGGGCACATTAGGTCTTCGTCAAGCCAGTTTAGGTGAACTGGCACAAGGCTTGGGGCAGCAGGATGTTAGTTTTGCTCTTGATTTAGGCGGACGGGAGCAGGCTCAACAACAAGCAGAGGCGGAGCAGCTTTATCAAAACGAGTTAGCGCAAGCTTATGAGCCGTTTCAAAGATATTCTTTCTTGTCAGATATTTATTCTGGAGCTCCTTCTTCGCAGCAGACTATCTCTTCTGCGGCTAGCCCCGGAGGACCCTCTGCGGCTCAAACATTTTTAGGGTTAGGTATTTCAGGTCTATCGGCAGCGGCAGGTGCTAAACAAGCGGGGTTATTCGGATGAACAGGAGCGTATTAGCAAGACAGATGTTTGCCAAGGGTGGTCAAGCCGTGCCTAACGAGTACAAGGGCTTTTCAAAGCTGCCCGAAGAGGTGCAGATGAAGATGGACCCCGTTGCTGCCAAGAAGTATGCAGAAGGCGGTATTGCAAGCATGATGCCCTCACCAACAGCAGCTTCACCTGCCATGCCTCCAGAAATGGCGGATAGTGCGGTTGGTCAGGTTATGGACCCGCAAGTTATTGAAAATGCTTTGACCTCTATTCAACAAGAGATTGGAGATCTTGAAGAAGCTGATGATTACGAAACAGTAATCAACAGTATTCGTGGCGATGAACTGCCAATAGAGGATAGGTACGAAGAGCTTGCCGGTATCGTAGGTGAAGAAGACGCCAGACAAACCCCTGAGTCTGTTCTGACACTGGTGCAGCCCGCTATGGTTATGGGCGCAGTAGATCAAGGGATTGGCGGTTTAGCACAAGCTCAGATGACAGAACCTGTAGAGGGCGCTATGGCGCAGGGCATTATGTCCACGGTCGAGCCCCCGCAGCCTGCTGGTGGTATGGGGGGACCACCACCCGTAAATTTTAAGGATGGCGGGCTGGTCCGCCGCGGAGACAACCAGCCAGTCCTAAAATTTTCACAGGCAGGCGTAGTTCCCGACCCTCTTGCTGCAATGCAGACTAGGATAGGTAATTTAGGAACAAACTTTCAACGTCCTACTAACGCTCAACGTCTTAGACAATTAGCGGATCAACAAAAAGGTATTTACGCGGAATATGGTTTAGGTGACGCCGCTTCACGCGCTCAGTCCTTAAAGGAACAAGAGGACCTTACCAAAGCACAGATGCTGTTTGATGTGGCTAACACTGCGCTTGCTTTTGCCACACCTATGAAGGATGAACGGCCCGGTATGAGCGCCGCGGAGCGTCTAGCTATGGCCACACAACAGACACAGTTATTACCTACTATTGGTGCAAGAGCTCAAAAACAGCTTGACACTAAGCGTGAGGCAGAGAAAGAAGAAAGAGCTTTAAATTTAGCTGCTTTACAGTCCGCTGAAACAAAGTTGGCCGCAGAAGTGGCTACAAGATCAGCGAGAGAGCTAGCAGAGTTCCAAGCCGATCAGAAAAAACAGTTAAAAGAACTAGAGTTAAAAAAGCCTAAACCTTCAAAATATGTGACAGTCATAAGTAGAGAAACAGGAGATCCTGTAAAAACTTTCAATACGTCTATCGCCTCTGAAGATGCTGAATTGTCAGCACTTTTAAAAAGTAATCCTGAAGACTTTTACACAGGCAGTCCACCGGCTAAAAAATCAGAGAATAAAATTGATTTTATTACCAATCCGGAAAGATTGCAGGCTTATGGTTTAAGGAAGATGGGCAAAGAAAAGCCTCAATTTGAAGCAAGAGTTTTAGAATTTATTAGCGGGGTTGACAATGTTTGGAGCCCTGAATTAGGAACTTTTGTAAATGGTCCTAAAAGGCAACTTCCTAAGAGTGTTTTAAATTTCATAGAACAAGGTGATCCTGCTTTTTACAATCAAGTCATAGAGCTCATGGGAGGGGTTGAGAGAGCAAAATCAGAGAAAGAAGATGGCCCTAAACCAAAAACATTAGGTGATTCCACTATTGAAATATTTAACCAAGATGGAACAGTAAATCTTGATTCAATGGCGTGGTCTTTAACACCTCCTACTCGTTTCAACCCTGACTTAGACTATAAAGTTGTTATTGGGGCGTCTCGACTGTATCCGGAGCTAACAAAAGGAGCGTCTGAGGGTTTAGCAGAACTTACAGGTGGAGATCCAACACAACAAGCTAGAGATATTTCAGAGGCACAGAAAAGCTTAACCGCCTTGGCGAATGATCTGTTACGATTTAACACTACAGCGCCACAAGGTGGTCGAGTTCTTAAATTTGTACAAGAATTAATTGAGAAAGAAACAGACCCGATTAGACCCGGAGGTGTATTCTTTAAAACAGATGCGGATGCAGCCTCCTCCTTTAAAGCTTTACAAGATGGTTTAGCGTTAGCCATACAAATAGAAGCTGAAATCCTTCCAGAATATGGGGGAAGCGCGTATGGCCAAACCACAAATCAAGTTACTGATGCTCGTAAGAGATTAAAAGGTATGAAAATATTGTTAAATGAGGTCATACCTTTTGCAAAAGCTTTTGACTACGTTCCAGACAAAAAGAGACAACAAAGAAGAAAAGATAGAGAGGGAGCGGATACGAGTATAAATACCGCTAGAGATCAACTTCTTAAAATGAGAAAAAATAAGGGTCAGTAATGTCTGAAAACTCGCTTATCACACTTACACGTCCTGAATTTGAAAACCTTATGGAAACGCAAGGTTTAACTAAAACTGTTGAGGGTGTTCTATCTATAGCCAATGACGAATTAGAAACGGGCGGGGTTCCACTGACTCTTGAGTCTTTAACCACTGGCACACATCCGATTTTAAATAATTTAGATAGATATAGAGACCTTGACCCAGAAGATAGAGGGTTGGCGGAAGAAGAAATTCTGACGTTATTCACTAATGTTGAAGACTTTGGAAAATTCGACCCAGAAGATGACTCTTCCTCTGGGGTAGAGGCGTTTTTTTCTGGCGCAGGCAGGATGTTACCGGAAGCAGTTGGAGCGGGAGCAGGATTTAAAGGGGGTTTAGCTGCGGCGGCACCCATAGCAAATCTTATACCTCCTGTAGGCTTGCCCGGACTATTGTTAAAGGGCGTAGTTTTAGGTGTAGGGGGTATTGGTGGCTCAATAGCAGGCGCTATCGCGGCTAGTGAGGCGGAAGATGCAATTATTGGAGAAGCTGATCCGGTAATTCCTTCTTTAGAGGGTAAGTATCGTGGTGGAGAAAGCACGGTAATAGGTGTTTCCATGTTAACCAGCCCTTGGAAGTTTTTCTCTTCTACCCCTAAAGCAACCACGGGAGCGTTGGAGTTTCTGGATAACTTTAAAAAAGTCTCTAGTGGAAAATTTGCAAGCGTAGCAGATGAAGCGTTTGAGCTTACCGCAAAAAATGCTGGTTTGAGTGAAAAGGCTTTTAAAGCAGCTAACGCAGCAAGAGGAACAGCTACGAGAGGTCCGATGTTTGGTGGCTCCTTGGGGGCTAATCTGGGCTTCACTCGTTTTAATCCAGCAGGTTATCTTGTAGACCCTAGAAAAGGCCCCGTAGGGGCTAGAATTGTTGGCGGTATTGAAAGCGGCATAGATAAATCTATGAAGTTTGCCAGAGACAACCCCGGTAAATTTTTAAGTTTAGAGGGTGTTGCGGCTGGCGGTATCGGTCTTGGTGCTAGTGTCGCACAGGACATAGATCCGTATGACGAAACAACCCGGTTTTATTCAGAGTTAATAGGATCGGCAGTTGTTCCTTTACCTGCTCAATTTGCCGTTGATCTTGCTCCGGATGCGGTGGGTTTTCTAAAAAGATGGTATGGAAACGCTAAAAATAAAGAAGGTCTCTTGAAGGGGAAGATGAGTGAAGAGGCCGTCAACAGAATTATGCTTGGTATTCAAAGATCGGAAGAATACGCCGACACTCTTAATGAACAAGGTGAACTTGTTGTTAGTGCGGATGAAAAGTTTGCTAAATTTATAGACGGCTTGATAGAAGCAAGTGAAGACGCCGACGGTAATCCTCTTCCTTTAACGTCAGCCGACCTAGCTGAACTATCTGGTTTACCCTTCTCTCCAACTCTTAGAACAATTCAAGATGAATTAGCTAAGTCTAATAAAGATCTTAAAGTTGCTACCGGTAGAGGTAGAGAAGAATTACAAGCTGGAGCCGTAAATGCCATACGTACTTTAGCCTCCACTGGAGATACACGGGCTTTAGGTATAGCCGCCAGAATACAGCAGGGTCTTTTTGAACAAAACATAACAGATCAAATAGAAGACTCTGTCACTAAATTAACAACGGCTGGTCAAAGAGTGGTTGGTAGAAAACTAACAGAGGCGTCTCGCAGGGGTGAGTTGTCCGTAAAATTATATGATGTTTTAAAAAACAACATTGATTTAAGTAAGGCAAGAGAAAGACGGTTATGGAACGAGGTCGGTAGTTACCCTATAACTCAATTTATTTCTAGGAACGGTAAAGAAATAACTCAGCCTAATGTTCTTCAAATTTTAGACAGGCCCGCACTTAGAAACGGTTTAAAGTTCTCCTCAGAGGGGGCAAACCAAGAACTTAAAACTGCTATAGGTCCTTATATGCAGGATATTGATGCTTTAAGAGATTACTTCCAAAAAAGAGAGGGAAGAAACCCGGCTACAGCAGATAGGTTCTTTAAAATTAGGTCAGGTCTTTTAAACAGAGCGTCCACGTTAAGAAAAAATGGAGATTTAGAAAACGCAGGGTATTTAGATCGGTTAGCTAATGAAGTGTTGCGTGACTTAACTGGACAGGTGGATAACGCATCTGCTGCATACAACACGGCTCGTGCTTATACTTTTGCCAGAAACAATGTTTTTACTAGAACCTTTTTAAACAGGTTGCAGGTTATAGATAAAAACCGAGGCGTGGTGATGGACCCTATGGATCTTTTAAATCAGGCATTTAGGGGCGGAAACTTAGCTACGGCTAGAAGATTTGATCAGATTAGAGCTGCTGGAAGATTTCTTGTGGATGAGGCAAAATTTAGTGAAGAGCAAGTTCAATTGATGAGCACTGATCAAATAATTAGTGAATCATTAAGGGATTCTTTAGCTAAAATAATGGATAAAAAAACAATTCCTAACCCCGCTAATCCAAATGAAAGTATAGAAACCTTTGTTGTTAATAAATCAAGGTTAGAAAACTTTAAAAAAGAACCGGGAACTAGAGAACTTTTTGCGTTGATACCTAAATTAGAGGACGATTTATCAGATGTTGTTTCTGCACAAAGCACTTTTGATAATATGTTGACGGATGTTTCAGATAAAATAAATCCAACGGCTGCAAGGCAACGCGGATTTTCTGATGAACAAGTGCAAAACATGTATAAAACCAAAGCGTTTCAATGGGTATTAAATTATGAAGACCCCGGAAAAGCTGTTGCGAAAGCTTTAGCGTCGGAGAGACCTACTCTTGCTTTAAACTCTCTTTACAAGATGGTTTCTACAGCAGACATGGCCGGGTCTGGTTATACTAGAGAACAGGCTTTGTCTGGTTTTCGTTCTTCTATAATTAACAACGCTTTAGTTAAAGCTAACAATGACGTAGGTCTCCCAAATGGAGATATCTTACAAAAAGAATTATTTGGTCAAATGAAAGGCGTAGATCCTTCAATTAAATTTTCTATGGAAGATTTTTTAATAAAAAATAACTTGTACACTCAAGATGAGATGAGCAAATTACAAGAAGCCATAAAAACCTTACGAGGAGTTGAAGAAGCTTTTCAAAAAGGTGATTTAGAAAATGTCCTATTTAAAAACCCAAGCTTGGCTAAGTTGTTTTATTTACGTATAGCTGGTGCCACTGCCGGTGGGGCGTTCCAAAATAAATTAAAGAGCATGTTGGGATTGCCTACTATGGGCGGTGGACTAATCGCAGAACAAACCGGCTCTGAAATGGTTCAAAGGCTTTTACTACGTGGTCCTGAAAGTCAGACACTTCAACTTATGAGTGAGTATTTAGCTAATCCAAAAGCTCTTGGATTAATGATGAAAGACATAAAGAAGAAAAAAGATTTAGATGATGCAATGAAAGGACTTTCAAACATATTCGCTCCCCTTGCCCGACAAGTAGGTAGAAGAATACCTTTAGGGGTTAGAACTATAGAAGAAGATGTCTTAGAGGAATATGAAACCCCTGTAGAAGAAGAACCAGTTCCGGCACCAGCGCTTGACACTCCCACCGCGAGTGCTGTGCCGGTTAGCCCAATGAGATCAGTTGCGCCCCCACCAATGTCTCCTCAACCATCACCCCTTGCTATGACTCCACCACCCGCGGCCAGCGGACCAGTGGACAGGCGTAGGTTTGCTGCCATGTTCCCAGAGGACCGCGATTTAGTAGAAGGTATCGGGAGCCTGATGGGATGATCAACGACGTATTAGAACTGATGCTCAAGTCCGATATGCACCGTGACTGGTACATTGCCGATCTGGAACGGCTGGTCCTGCCTGCCATCAAAGCAAAAAAGATGGTTGTCGTGTATGAAGACAAGCTAACAGCCAAGACGGAGATATTCCCGCGTCCCACGGGTCTGTTCAGCCATGCGTTTCTGACGAAAGAAGCAGCAGAGGGTTACGAGAACGGCACACGCAAGTTGCAGCCCGAAGACTGGTACACGGACCACGAGTCTGGTATGCTGTACGTTATAGACTTTATCGCACCGTACAATAACGCATTGAAAATAGGACGTTTTGTACAGCAGGAGTTAACCAGTCGATATATCGAAGTGTATCCGTATGACGGAGCTACGTTCTTGCGGCAGGCAAACGGTAAGAAAAAAGGTTACGCCACGGGCGTACAGGAAGACATCGTAGGACGGAGGTATAGCTGTGTATAAGAAGCGCTGGTATGACGGCCTACATGATATCTATGAGGGTAAAGACGAGTTTGAAATAAAGTTCGGCTGCTTTGGTGGTGACGGCGGAGGTGGTGGATCTTCAAACACTGGAAAATCTAAAGGTGAGCATGACACCACACCTAGCACCGGCTTCCGTGGTGAACAAACGTCTGGAACAGGTACCTCCGCAACAGGCACATCTGGGTCTACCGGCACATCTGGGTCTACCGGCACATCTGCTTCAGGATTTTCTGGACCCACTGGTGCAGGTATAGGACCCGGTGAAACGAGCACATCTGCTTCAGGATTTTCTGGACCCACTGGTGCAGGCATAGGACCGGGAGAGCAAAGTGTTAGTGCACCCACAACAAGTCCTGTTGATATGGGCATGAGCATATTTGATGTTGTTCAACAACAGCAAACCCCTCAAAATGTTAGCTTAGTTTCTAATGTACCCTCTGAACAGAGTTTTACCGATATTTATGGCCTTGCTCCAATCAGTGAAACTCCAGTGACGGCCCAAGATGTAAAAGCACAAGACACAAAAACTCCGGGACTTGGACTTGACGTTTTTGGTGGAAAATTAAGTGTAAGTCAATTTGACCCTACTCAACAAAGTTATGGGCTTACTTTTTCAAAAACTTTCGCCAGAGGCGGACCTGTTCAACAAGGCATTGGCAGCATTTTCCCATACCCGCGTCGGCGTTAAACCAACCACTCCCTAGCCTGTTCTCCAAGCACCTGACCGGCAAGGTTTATCTTGTTGCGTAATGTCTTCAAGATCTTTTCGTCAATAGTGCGCGGCGATACCAAGTCGATATATGTCACCTTGTTAGTCTGGCCTATACGGTGCGCTCTGTCCTCTGACTGCAACCGTATTTCCAAATCATAACTATTTGAGTAATATATCATCGTGTTAGCCGCGGTCAGCGTGATCCCGTAGCCACCTGTCCGCGGCTGACCGACAAAGAAACGAAGCGGATTATCCTTGTCCTGAAAACGATTAACCGTTTCCTGACGTTCATCCTGCGGGGTTTCGCCGTAATAGGTTGCCACCGCTTCGGGCCCAAAGCGGTGGCGCAGGGCCTCTGCTATCTGTTGGATGTCGTGTGTGTACGTCGCCCAAATGATAGCCTTACCCTGAAGCTCATCTGTAATCTCCAGTAATTCCTTGAGCCTGTTGCTCTCTACCGGCTGTATATCGCCCTCATCCGGTTGCAAATGTCCGCAGCATATCTGTTGCAGGCGCATGATCTGTGTCAGCACACTGGCTGTTGTGGCCAGTTCACCGTTCTCCAGCTTGGCCAGAGCCAGCTTCTTCATCTGCGTGTACAAGCTCTTCTGCTCGTCTGTCAGCGCAACGTCTCGCCGTATGTACATTTTGTCCGGCAGATCTAAGCAATCCTCTTTCAAAGTGCGGTTGCTAAACCGGTCCAGCTTCTGGTTTAGTTCGTCCAGCCTACGATATCCAGTAATCTCCTGAAATGCACGAGTGCCCATAGTGCGCTTTTGCACAATCGCGTATCTGTTTTGAAAAGCAAAATAACTGTTGAAGTTAAGCGCAGCCGGGGACAAAAACATGCACTGGCTAAACAAATCCATAGGTGACTTAGTAACCGGTGAACCTGTCAGGATGCGCTTGTAAGCGGCGTGATTAGCCAGCATCATCACGTTCTTGGTGCGTGTGGCTTTACGGTTTTTGATAGTGGTGCTTTCATCCACAATCATTATGTTACTGGGGTTTCTACATAAAAAGGCATACGCGGCCTTCGTACCACGCGCAGTAGACAGCGCTTCTACGTTCATCACAAATATCTTCATGCCGTCAAATGGCTCATATACCAGCGCTTTCATCTCGTCTTGAAACTTTTTGGCAGTAGACGGCGTCCATCGCACCACCATGCGTTCTATCTCATCCGGCAGGTGTGCTGGTATCTCCCCTTGAACCCAGTTGTCATACACGCCTTTTGGTGCCAGTATGAGTGCAGCGCATATTTTTTTGGCCTGATACAGCATACCAATCGTGTCGATAGCCACTTTGGATTTACCGGTCCCCATCTCCATAAACAGCGCGTAGAACTCCTCGGACCACGAGTCTTCCAAGACTTTTCGCTGGTGGTCAAACGGCTCAGTTTTAAATTTATATTCCCGCATCATTTTCTCCCTTGACTATGGGGGTATATACGATTATATAGGTATTTGTCAAGGCCCGACAGGTGCCTTTAACAACGAACGGAGAAACACGATGAGTGATCTATTCGCAGAGATGGAGGCAGACTTTGAAGCCAGTCTGTCTAATTCAGTAGAAAAACTGGATCAGGGTGACCTAACAACGGTCGCTGGTATGGCTAAAGCAATCAGGGACAAAGAAGAGCAGGTCAAACAGCTTGAGGAAAAACTCAAGGCTGAGAAAAAGTCGTTGCTGAAAATGACTGATGAAGACTTGCCAACGATGTTGGCTGAGATTGGCCTGACGGCTATGAAACTGGATGATGGATCAGAGGTTACTGTCAAACCCACCTACGGTGCATCAATTTTAATCGACAATAAACCAAAGGCATTTGAATGGTTACGGGAGAACGGGCATGACGATATCATTAAAAACACGATTACATGTTCGTTTGGCAGAGGCGAGGATGACCAAGCGTCTGCGTTCAAAGCCATTGCGGAAAAAGAAGGCTACGCGCCGGAACAAAAGACGGATATCCATTCACAGACGCTTCGTGCCTTTGTCCGCGAACGTGTTGAAAATGGTGACGACTTCCCAATGGAGCTCTTTGGAGCGTATGTCGGGCAACGCGCAATTATTAAGAGAGGAAAGTAAAATGGCCGAAAAGAAAAATGATGTGGTTGAGAAGGAGACGGCTGAGATTATCCAGTTTGATCCTTCTATGTTTGAAGCCGACGCAGGAGTTGGTCTTGAGAATATGAGTCAAGACGATCTTGCGTTACCTTTTCTCAAGATATTGTCAGGCGTAAGTAAGGAACTTGACGATCTGGAAGATGCCCGCAAGGGTGATATATTTAATACCGTCTCAGGGGCCGTATACAAGGGCAAGGACGGCATTAACGTCATTCCGGTAGCCTACCAGCGTCGGTTCATTCAATGGGCCCCCAGAGGCGAAGGAACGGGTGCTCCCGTTGCTATCTATGTTCCGGGCGAGTCCATGCCCAAGACGGAGCGGTCTGCTGAAGATAATAAAGAGTATGTGCAGGACGGGTCGGGTCAGTATATCGAAGAGACCCACCAGCACTTTGTAATCGTTTTGCATGACGACGGGTCTGCTGAAACCGCGTTAATTGCAATGAAATCTACGCAGCTTAAGAAGTCCCGCAAATGGAACAGCATGATCTCTTCGTTGACCATGCAGGGTAAGAACGGCCCGTTTACTCCACCACGCTTTAGCCACATCTATCACCTTAAGACCATTTCTGAGGAGAATAGTAAGGGTAGCTGGCATGGCTGGGAGATGAGCCGTGTAGGTCCTGTCGAAGATGCTGCTATTTACCAGCGCGGTAAAGACTTTGCCAAGAGTATTACTGAAGGCGAGGTCGTGGTTAAGCATCAGGACGATAGCGTTTCCGACAACAATCTCAACGACGACGTGCCGTTCTAAACAGTTGGGGTGGTAAGGGTGTTGGCTGCTACGCCCTTGCCGCCTCATCTTTTTTGCGGGGATCGTACATGTCAGTAGATAAGTTTTCGTCCATCTTTGATGGCCTACGTTTGGCGTATGGCACATACAAAGTAGAAAAACAGCAGGCGAACGGTAAGAATACCGGACGTGCCGCCATCGTGCGCGAACCACGGACCAAGGAACTGTGGGAAGGGCATTTAGCTGGTAGGGGTCGTGGTATTGGTATCATACCGATCAATGAGGACAACAAGTGTGTCTGGGGTTGTGTTGATGTAGACCAATATCCTTTGGACCACAAAGTGCTTGTTGAGAAGATCCGTAAGCTTAAATTACCTCTCGTGGTGTGCCGCTCCAAGTCTGGCGGCGCACACTGCTTCCTGTTCGCAACAGAATGGGTAGATGCAAAAGATATGCAGTCAACACTGCAACAGGTTTCAGCCGCTTTAGGTTATGGCGGCAGTGAGATATTTCCAAAGCAGGTCAAGTTGCATCTTGACCGCGACGACGTAGGTAACTTCTTGAACCTGCC